GTTGGCAATGAGTACGGAATGAATTATGTAATACCTTATGATGTTGACAGCGCACCTAAAATTCTTGAAGGTGAAAAGATTATTTATGGAAAGAAGCAAAACCAAATTTATTTTAAACAAGATGGCTCAATAAGTATTACAACCGCTGATAGCAAGCAAATTGATATTACTGCACAAGGTGGAGTTAATATTACTGGAGCCGTAAATATTACTGGGAATGTTGCAATTACTGGGAACTTAAGTGTTAGCGGAACTTCTAACTTACAAGGCGCAACTACTATTGAAACCAAGCCATTTATTACTCACACTCATAGTGGAGTAACAGTTGGCGTTGGTAATACTGGAGCAGTAGTCTAATAGTTAAGCCACCATAGGGAAACCCGCCCAAACCTAACTATTAGACCAATAAAAAATTTATAAATATTATTACTCATGTCAATAAAAGATTTAAAATTACATAAAAATTCTGATGGGATATTTGACATTTCTTTTGAGAATGGAGACTTTGCTTTAACAGGCGGTCTTGAGACTTCTTTTATGATGACAATTTATTGTCAAAAAAGGGAAGATTCAATTGAAGACCCTCGTTCTCGTGGAGGTTGGATTGGTAATGAGTTAAACGAAGATGGATTTGAACAAGGCTCTTTAGTTTGGACGCTTTTCCAAGAGAAATTAGATGATGATACTGTTAATATTTGCCAGAATTATTTAGAAGATGCTTTTCAATGGTATATTGACAAAGGAATTGCAAAAGAAATTGATATTATTGTTGAAAAAGATATTGACTTAGAAAAATTATCAGCAACAATTACCGCAATAAGGAATGATAATACTGAATTTGTGCAGTATTATGATTTATGGATAAACACAATTAATGCAAGCTAACACCACAGCTAATGACATTAAACCTACCCTCTGATAGAAAAGAGGTATATAACAGGATTGTTTCAGATGTAACCGCACAGTTGCCAGACAGTGGGGCGTTTTTGCCTACCTCTTATTTAGGTTCATTAATTAAAGGTTTAGCCTACAGAGTTTACGACAATTATCAGAAGATTCTGATAATGATTAATCAATTCTTTGTAAATACCGCAACTGGCATTTATTTAGAAAGATGGGGCAATACTTACGGAGTTACAAGAACTGTTGCAACTTCTGCAACTGGTAATGTTGTTTTTTCAGGAACTGCCGCAACTTCAATCCCTTCAGGCACAAGCCTTCAAAGCGCATCTAGTATAACTTATACAACGCAATCTACTTCAACTATTTCATTAAGCAGCGTTTCAGTTTCTTCAATGTCAAGAACTGGAACTTTAGTAACTGTTAATTTTACCGCTGCTCATAATTTAGCAAGTGGTATTACTGTTACAATCACTGGCGCAAGCCCTTCTGATTTTAATGCTTCAAATGTTATAATTACTGTAACCTCTGCTACACAATTTCAATTTACTCAAGCTGGAACTGCTGGAAGTGCAAGTGGTACAATTGTTGCACAATGGACTACTGCAAATGTGGTTGTTGTTGCAAGCTCTCAAGGACAAAATACCAATATTACTTCTGGTGGAATTTTAACTTTAGGAAGCCCAATTGCTGGTGTTAATAATAATGCCTTTGTTGATTTTGGTGAGCTATCTGGTGGCACTGATATTGAGGGAGACGCTTCTTATCGCTCAAGAGTTCTATTTAGAATACAGTTTCCTTTCTCGTTTTTTAATGTAAATGCGCTAATTAACCAAGCAAAATTAATTGCTGGTGTAACTAGAGTTTGGATATTTTCACCAAGCACCACATCAGCCTCAATTTCTATTTCAAACCTTGTAAGAGCTGGACAAATTGCAACTGCTACTTCAACTGCTCACGGCTTAGTAAGTGGTTCTTATGTTACTGTTACTGGCGCAGTTCAAAACGAGTATAATGTGGTTGAAAAAAGAGTTATTGTAATTAATGCAAATACTTTTGCCTATCCTGTAAGTGGAAGCCCTGCCACTCCTGCAACTGGCACAATTTCAGCAGCTTATTCTTATGTTGAAGAAGGGCAAGTTAGAATTGGTTTCACAAGAGATAATGACGCTTCAATTATTCCAAGCTCAACAGAAGTTAATACTGTAAAAGATAAAATCTTAGAGATCAAACCAGCTCATATGAATGATGACGATGTTATTGTTTTTTCTCCAACTGCCGTGTCTATTCCAGTTACTTTTTCAAGTTTAAGCCCTAACACAACAGCAATGCAAACAGCTATTACAAGCTCTTTGACTGACTTTTTTAAGCTATCAAACAATATTGGTCAAAATATTAAATTAGCTGATATTAACGCAGTTATTCAACAAACAATAGATTCAAGTGGAAGCGTACCAATTTATACTTTATCTGCACCAAGTGCGGATACTACGATTGGTTTAAATGGAATTGGAACATTGGGGGTGATTACTTATTAATGCCTAATTTCCAAGCCCACACATTAGAACAACATGAACAGGCAATCAGCCAATACATGCCTAATGATAGGCTGTTTCAAGCTAAGAATGTTAAAGATACAAACCTTTATAAATTATTCTTAGGTTTAGGTGGTGAGTTCACAAGAGTTGACGAGATATTTCAAAATGTTTGGGATAATACAAATATTCTAACCACAAATGATTTAGAATATATCTCAAGATGGGAAGCTGCAGTTGGAATACCTGATGATTGTTTCACGCAAACAACATCGCTTTCTTTAGAAGAAAGAAGAGAACAAATTCTAGTTAAATTAACTTCTTTGGGAGTTTTAACGGAACAAGATTTTATTGATTTGGCGGCTATCTTTGGATATACGATTGAAATAAGTAATGGAATAGAATATGGGACTTTCCCATTAACTTTTCCATTTACATTTTTCGCAAACCCTAAACAAGCAAGATTTACAATGATTGTAAATATGCCAACAAGTTTAGCTCCAACATCTGTTTTTCCTTTAACCTTCCCTTTCACTTTTAGTAGTGGTGGCGGTTCGGTTATTGAATGTTTATTTAACAAGCTAAAACCAGCTAATACATCAATTGTTTTTAATTATATTTTATAGAAAATGGACATAGTATCAAAGATAAATGGAAATACATTATCAGCAACAGAATTTAACCAGATTCCGACCGAATTGGAGGCTGGAATTACTGCTTCAGGACAAACTCCTTCTGACGCAATTTTAAATCAAGTTCCAATATTTGTTTCAAGATTTGCAGCAAATAATTTCTACATAGACAGCGGAGCGGCTGACGCTTATGTTTTAACTCTTGCAGCTTCAATGACTAACCCAGTTAGTGTGGTAGCGGGGCAAGGATACTTTGTTGGAATGACAATACGCTTTAGAGCGGGAAACGCCAATACAGGGGCTTCAACAGTAAATGTAAACTCTGCTGGCGTTAAAAACTTAAAACAAGCCGATGGTACTACTGATTTAGCTGCTGGTGATATTCCAACAACTCAAGACTCTGTTTTTAGATACGATGGAACTTCATTTGTTTTACAAACTGGCATAGCTTCTACAACTGCAAAAGGTATTGTTGAGCTATTAACCAATGCAGAATTAGCCGCTGGAACAGATACCACAAGAGCTGCAACAGCAGCAGCAATAGCTTCTTTATTTGGCACTAGCGATAGATCTACAACTGGTTACGCGAGATTACCTGTAAAGGTTGGCGGGGCTTTTGTTGAAATTATCATGCAATGGGGGTATGTTTTGGCGGCTTCTATTCCTACGCCAGGGACAAATTATACAGTAACTTTCCCAATATCATTTCCCAACGCTTGCTTACATGTTAATTACATAGGGCAAGGCACTTATAATGCCGCCTCAACAGCAAATGATATTGTTATTTCAAAGTCAACCCCAAGTTTTGTTTTGTCTCATGGTTTTGCATCACCAAGAGATGTTATGTGGTTTTCAGCAGGATATTAACTATAAATAAAACATAAAATGACAGTAAAAGTAAATTATGATACAGAAACAACTTTAGTAAAAGGATATCATCCCGATTCAATCAACTACTCTTCGATACCAGAGCCTAATATTGAGATTACTGACGAACAGCATCAAGAAGCTTTAAGTAAAACTATGTGCGTTGTTAATGGAGTGTTTCAAGAATATGTTAAGTCTGATAGTTTAGTACTAGAAGAATTGAAAGCTCAAAAGATAGCTCAATGCAAAGCATATCTTGCAAGCACTGACTGGCAAATAATCCGCTTATCTGACCCTACTTCTGGCGAACCTCTAAAAGAAGGAGTTGCAGAAAATAGATCTCTAGCAAGAAGTCTTCAAGATGATATTGCTGCTTGCACAACTATTGAAGAATTAAACAACATTAACATTAATTTTAATTAAATATGCTAGGATTATTAGGAAGCTTACTAGAAACTGGGGGCGGCGGATCAACAAACGACAAAGGTTATTTTGCCAATCAAGCGGCTTTACAAG